ACTCTAAGCTTTGGATCATTAAAAATATTCTTATTTTCGTTAGACGATTTAGCTTCACCGGTTGCTGTGGATCGGTAACATTCGAAGACTCGTAAGTCTGCTTTCTTGACGACCGGCGAACCGATGTAGTGACTGACTGATTTACCTGACTGTTCGCTGTCATGTTTGAATTCCCGCCATTGGTTCTTTATCCACGGCAGCAGCCCGGACATATCCCGATGCCTGTAAGCGTACTCGCACACGCCGCGAATTTCTTTATGGATCTTTGCTATGTTCGGAGTGGAAATATAGATATCCCAATTGAAATGTCGGTGCATATCAAAGGCGCGTTCAACATCGACGGGCATAGCTTCGCCGTTGTAGTTGTCGCGCTCTTGCCCTTCAGGCACATCAAAGACAGAGAGAGATCTTAGTCGCGTTGGATAGACAGCTTGAGCTTCATCGATGCAGATCAGTGCGCCCACTGGAACCCAGTGATGAAACTTGGCCATTTTTTCGTAATCGTCTTTTGAACGCTGGCCGACGTGTATTAGCTCAGTACGATCTGGTATATCCAAGTCCATTGCCTGTGCAATCCGGTCTATGTCATCCAAACCGCGGATATTAGTCACCACGGTACGGCCTTTCATTAGTGCAGGAATTACGACGTCCTGAACAATAGCGAAGGACTTGTACGAACCTGGGGGGCCGTGATGGATCACCGCCGTCACGAGACGAGCCTCATAATCATCACCGAGCCGTACGCAGAGAGGAGCATGTTCACCCCTTCAAGTATCCGAAGATAAGACACCCACGCATACATAGTGGCCGACAGACCGGAAAGCTGGCTCTCTATCTGACCAGTAATATCCAGAGACTCAACAACGAGTAAAGCAACGTCGAAAGAAAAAGACAGCAGCCAGACTTTAAATTCTATCCAGGAGAGAATCATCCAAGCAGCCGCACGCTCGAACAAGGTTTCGAAAAATCCGTTAGCGTCAGTGGTAAACAAAGCATCGAATACAGAGAGCATGCTTACTTCGGGGTCACTGCCCGGAGCCGAGCCTTCAGCAAACGCGAAGAGTGGCAGAAAGAGCACGACGAACATTAAAAACTTCTTCATACGATACCCCTAACCATGACAATTGCCGCACTCACAGAAAAAAAGAGAAGTATGAGTTCTGGTAAAAACTGAACACCTTCAGCGATTGCAGAGCTTCCGAAATTAATACCGACGCCGCGAACTTCTCTGACATCATCGACGAAAGGCGAGGATTGATTGACTTGAATACTGAACAAACCGGACATCTGGCTCATGTAAGTATCTAAGTCTGCGAGATATTCTGATTGAGCAGCTTGAACACGAGCATCCAGAGACGGAAAACCATCTTTAGTGAATGCGCCGGTTTTCTCACAATCTTCACCAGAACCAAAAACGCACGCTATGCCATCCAAAGTGTCTTTACTCTCTGAGAGTGTGTCATCGATGCTGTTAAGAGTTCCGTTGCCTTGTCGAGACAGTTCGTTAGCTTCGGACAGAAGATTGTTAGTAGCGGTAAGATCAGTCTCAGATCCATCACCGTCCTGACCAGCCGCTGAAATAGCATTAGTGATAGCGTTTGTCTGATTATTTATCGCTGACGTGTTGTTTGAAGAGGCGTTATTAACCGCCTCTACTACAGAAAAAGTACCAGAGCTTACGGATTCTACAATCGGCGTACTGATATCACCGGGGTTCGTAATATCAACGGAAGCGATTTCTGTATCTGTATCATTTGGATCAATCGGATCATTTGGACTATCAGGATTATCGTCGACGGTGTCATCAACGGGAGGACCGTAACATTCGTTGAAATCTGGGTCCCATTGATAGAGAGCAGGACATTCTGATTCGTTATCTAAAGTAGCAACACAATCAGAACCCTCTAGAACGTATCCGTCAGGACAGTTGAGATTATTACCGGGACCATCTGTACCTGTATCACCACTAGTACCGTCACCAACACCATCACCAGTACCGGGATCACCACCGCCAGTACCATCACCATCACCACCACCAGTACCGGGATCACCACCACCAGTACCGGGATCACCACCACCAGTACCGGGATCACCACCACCAGTACCGGGATCACCACCGCCAGTACCGGGATTGCCACCACCAGTACCGGGATCGCCACCGCCAGTACCGGGATCGCCACCGCCAGTACCGGGATCACCACCGCCAGTACCGGGATCTGATGGATCACTAGGGTCCGAAGGGTCGCTAGGGTCTGATGGGTCGCCGGGATCTGAAGGGCCGCCGGGATCTGATGGATCACTAGGATCAGGATTGCCGGGATTCGGATTGCAAACACTGGTATAAAACCACTGGTATTGTCTATCACCATATGTGGGGTGAACATAACCGGTTGGACTACAGAAAAATTCACCATTACCGGCATAATCTGTCTTGCCAGTATTCACACCACAAGTAGCTTCCCAAAATGAGCCTAGACCGGCCTGAAACGAACCAGCGTAACCACCCGGGCAAGCTTCAGAAACTGTTTGGGAATGAGAAACAAGAGGAAGAGTGATGAAAAAGAAGACGAAAAAGAATTTCATAACAACCCCACGAATACATAAAAAAAGCAATAAAAAAGGCCCCGAAGGGCCTCAGGACATCCGCCCGGTGTAAAACCCGATCAGAAAAGAAAAACCGAACAACACCGCGAGAATGACCGTGATGAGCATACTTAGCCCTTACGGAGCATGCTTACGATCATGCCAACACCGACCACAATAGCAACGAGTCCGATCAGACCAGCTACAGCAACGGTAAGATCAGCGCCGCCGTCAGTATAGGCAGCAGTGATGGCTGTCTGGGTTGCTTCGTCAGCGAATGCAGGCGCGCCAACGGCAGTACCTACAGCGGTGAAGCCAGCAGCTTTCAGACGGTTGATATGACGGTTTTTCAGAGAAGCGAGTTTGTTTTTCATGGTTATAGTCCTTTTCAGGTTCTATTCATTAACTTGACGATTACTCCAGCAACATGGCCGGTAATAAACGTCACCAAGGTTGCCGCGACTATTGCCGCGAACGTTTCAGGGGAGAAGGTAACGAGCAGATCTTCTAGCCGCGTTACGTCCGCCGTCCGAACTAGCTGTGTGTAATCCACCTTGATCCAATTATCACATTGAGCATAGGTTCCAGTAGTGACGTCCTGGGATGAATCACACACATAAACGAGCTCCATTAGCCGGCCTTAGGCGATTTAGCTGATGGAATGTAACGCTGGATGTGCTGGGTCAGCTTGCCACCCGCTACTTTGTTGTGAACCTCAAAGTCAGCAGTGAAAGGGTACTGATTAGGGTCAGCAGGTAGTGAGGCCACTACCGAGGATTCAGCCGACATTTTCGCGACGGCGAAGCCTTTTATGTTCTTGTTTTCAGGGTCGTTCACCATCGCGAACACCTGAGAAATGTTGCCGCTTTCCATGTTGTAGGAAGCACAGCCGAGGACTTGCAGTGTCATTGTTGCTTTCATTGGTAGTTACCTTTTCTTGTTAGCGGAGTTAATCCCAGCAGCACAGCCGCTTTTCTATGCCGCATTGTGTTTTCATTTATTCGGATCGATTCCATCCAAAAAACGAATCAGTTGAGCAAGCGTCATTCTGCAATCAAGTACGTTGTTTTTTACGAACAGCTCCGGCAGATCACCAGAGATACGAACAGTTAGAGTAAGAACAGTGTTGTACTTACGAACACACGTACGATCCTGAGCCCGAAAGGCGTCACGGATAGAAGACAAAATAAATTTTTCAGAGCAAACACTCTTCAATGCGACAGACATGGAGATCACCTTGAACCAGTGTTTACTTGTGGTACCGCCGCGCAATGAGCAATACCAAGACGTTCCAGACCCAACGCGTTCAGCTCCTGACGAACACCCGATAAGAATTCAATAACGTCATCTAGTGAGGACTCAGGATCAGAGGCGAGCGCGATAGCGGCGCGAAGAGCGACTTCGGGATACATAACGGACTGGTCTTTGATGCAGGCGACTAACTCACGCTTTGCATCTTCAGAGGGAATGGCGATGGTAAACAGCTCAGGAAAAGGAGAAGACCCGGCGATGTCGTCCACTAATTGCCTTACGTCCATGATGTGCCCCTATGCCACCCGCGCGACACTTATCGCGTTTAAGGGTAGGATTGTTGGTTACGTTTAACAGCAATCCGGTATTGCAGTACCGGACAAACACACAATAGGAGAATGACAAACTATTTGCAATTGATAACAAATAATTTGTCATTGTATTTATCTATATGTCAGGTTGCCTTGATAGGTTTTTGATATTGCTTGAGTCAGAGGGAGTGAAGCTGCCGTGGCTTGAAGAAGAGACAGGTATTGGCCGGAGGCGCTGGGGATCGGTCAAGGCTGGCACAGTTGAAATGCGAGCTTCTGAAGTGGAAGCACTATCCGAGATCTGGCCGGAATACGGTTATTGGCTTTCGACAGGAAAAGAAATACCAGAAGCTGGGCAAATTAGCCCAATGACTAAGAAGGCCCAACGGCAGCTAAAGAAAACGCCGTAGGTAGAAGATTGGCAAAACGAGTCGCGGACAGTTGGAAGCTATAACGACTCAAGCTCAAGGAATAAGGATATGAAGACAGTATACGAATACAAGCTGATCAAAGACACAGCAGAATGCAGGCAGATAGAAAAAGACGTGCAGATTCACATGATGGAAGGATGGAAGCCATCCGGAGGAATAGCATTCAACAACGGAATTGCGTATCAAGCATTGGTACGAGCACGCCAAGTAGAAGACAGAAAGAAGAGTGAGAAGAAGATACTAACCGCGAATCAGGCATTTAAAGCAATGGATAGAGGAGAAATCTAACCGTGTTTTCATAATGCTGGGGTCACTGGTTCAAGTCCAGTCATAGCTACCACTTATTTTTCAGTAACTTACGTGTTAGTGGTTACTTCGGTTACTGTACAAGCCGACAGTTATTGATAGAGGATGCCTAAAGGCATCCTTTTTTTTGGACTCAGAAAGGGAGTTGAGAAAGACTCTCGACAACTTCGAAGTGCAAGTCGGGATCAGGGAGAGGCCAAAATACTTCAGGGTAACTTGAGAGATCCTTCACGGCGTGATACAGAAGGCCACAGGGTACGGAATAGCGCTTATCGTCGTGATAAAGACCAACTGAACAAATTGGATCTAGAAGAGCTAGAGCCATTAGTTCTGAAAGCGAGATAGATAAATTCATAGTTAAACTCCTTTAACAGTGGGTGCGAAGGTAGAAGCCTGATCCAGATAATCTGGGGAGAAGTGGCTATATCTCATCGTTGTCTTGATGTCCGAATGCCCAAGAACCCGCTGTAGTACGAAGAGATCCCCGCCGTTCATAAGGAAGTGACTGGCGTAGGTGTGTCTCAGAATATGGGTCATCTGCTGTTCTGGAAACTCTAACCCCGCCCTCTTTACCGCATACCGGAACGCCGATCGGCAGGACTTGAACAGCTTCTTATCTTTGTCTGGCCGTGTGGCCATTCTCAATTCAGCCAGAAAGACTGGATCTACAGGAACGAAGCGGTTCTTCCCGTTCTTTGTATTCACGTACCGGATACCTGGCTTTGGCTTCTGAACCAGTTGATGGGCCTTCAGGCTTTCCGCTTCAATCCAACGGGCACCGGTACTCAGGCAGATCCTTGCGACCCAGTAGGCGTGTTGGTTCTTTGCTTCCCGCAACGATGCGAACAGGGTTTCTATCTGGAATTTATCAAGGTAGGCGAGTTCGGTTTCCGTGACCGCGAACTGACGTACCTGAGCCAGTGGGTTTTCTGTCAGGTATTGGAGCCTGACGAGTTCAGAGAACACCGCTCTAAGGTATCTGAGTTCATGGTTCAGTGTGGCATTGCTTACCTTACCCGCCCGATCTGCGCGGTAATCGGCAAACGTACGAGCACTGAATTCAGTGAGTAGTGGATCATCCATACGTTCAGCAATCGCTAAGGTACGCATGAAGCGGTACTTGGCATCCTTCAGGGTATGGCCATGTACTTTGTACCAGAGACGGATAGCATCACTGAGATTACGCAACTTTCAGCCCTCCTACCCCGTTCAGCCTATGATCCCTCATGCGTTTCTCTACGAACTCAGTCAGCAGAGACACCACCTCATTGGTATTACCGTATAGCCTTACTCCGAAATAGTCAGCCACCATGGAATCAGCACCCGCGGACATGATCTGGTTCACCACGAACGAGGTTTTCAAGCCTTTGGCTGCAGCAATCCGGAGCCAGTTGCCCAACCACATGGCCACGTTGCGATTGGATACCCCATCAACGGACTTTTTTTGACTGCGCTTGTACGTCCACCCTTCAGCAAACCCGAACCACTCAACATCGTCTGACAGCATGGACCATAGAGGATGAACATAGGTGGTGCTGTACTGATACCGAAAGTTATTGAGGCAGTATTCCCAAAGGCCTTGAAGGTGAGGAATCAGATCACGCGCTTCTCGAATACAACACAACTCCCCCGGCGAAACTATGTTGCCCTTTTCGTCGAGTTGCTGAGTTACGTTAAAATGGCCATGTTCGAATTCTTTGATAACACTCTGGTGAATCCTGAACTCTACCCTTCTGACCGTATCTGCTTCCGTACCGTCTGAACCGTCGTTGTATTCTGGCTTGCTGGGATCATCGACCGAGGGCACTTGCGACCATAGCGATTCGCAGAACTCGAGCTTACGGGACTTGATGGCTTCAGCACTCTTTTCATACAGGCAGAACTGGAGAGATCCCGACTCACCGAACATGTATGTCTGGCCCTGACCATAGACCAAGGCAACTTCAGAGACTGATTGATTGTGGGCAGCGGTTAACGCATTCACCCGAAGATTTCGCTTAGAGCGGGTAACAAGACTGGATTCAAAGTCCTGGGGAGGTTCCCAGCCTTTAAAGTCACAGGCCAGATGAACAGCGACGCCAGAGGCCTCAAGAGTGTCAGCAAAGATCGACGCGACTTGTCTCAGGTAATTGGTCAGCTTCTGTAACCCGAGTTCCTGAATCAGTTGAGGCGTTGCCTCTATCTTGATGTGTGGCCCTTGCTTGTCAGCCTCACAGTACATGGACTTGAACAGAACGATAACGCCCGCTTCCAGATTTTTGAGGATGTACTTATACCCGGCCGCCTTACCCGACGATGAAAGCTTGAACTCCATGCCTTGCAGGATAATCACGTCATCTTTTGCGGTTTCCCAGTGGTTAGTCACTGCGTCAAAGATCTCAGGTCGTACAGAGCAGTTATACAACTGTCGAATAGTATCGACACCACGGAAAAGAAAACGGACTGATGATAAGTCAGAAATGATAGAGCCCCGATCATTAGTAAACACTGAACCAGAGCGGTTAGGTTTCTTATTTTCGTACCGTGCCATACCGAAATTCCTTTTTTAGTCGAGAACATCGAGGGTAATCCCCCTTTTAAACTACGTGTTACAGAGACGTAGCGCGGGGCGCTTGCCTCCTGCGCTGTTCGCTTGATCGTTAAGCGCCCCGCGCCGTGGGCTGCCAGCAGAGCTGGCCATGTGCACAAAAACTTCGTGCCTCAGTTCTTGAACACAGGGTCAGGACTCACGTCCTACGCTGCGCTACCTCTTGTTCAGATAAATCTGAACCACTACTAACAATGTATTCAAAAAATCCGTTCTGGCGCATCTGACACAGCCACAGAGCGATCCTTTTGATCATCTGTGTCTGGTAAGCAAGTGGCGTAAGTAACGGACTCAGAAGATCGAAGAATTGCCAGACAATCAGAGAGGACATCAACGCTGAAGCCGGCAGATTCGAAATCAAAATCAGTAAAAGTAAGCTGGCTTTTGTCGCCTATTGCGGTGAAGTAATGACGGCCAAAAAATGAACCAGCAAAAAACAACTCACGACCAGAGAGCAAGGAATTAAGAGGAACAGTCAGGCGATCAGGAACCTCAGTAGGTAACGGATCAACCTGGCCAGAAGGATCAGAAGTAGCAACGACAGCAGGAGTCGCAGGAGAAGAAGTAACGCTGGCTTCAGTATTCTGGTTGATACGGTCCGAATACCTTTCAACAGCACCCCACAGAGCGTAGATAAAAACGAACAAAGCAAAAAGCGCAACTGAAAGAAATACTCTAAGCTTTGGATCATTAAAAATATTCTTATTTTCGTTAGACGATTTAGCTTCACCGGTTGCTGTGGATCGGTAACATTCGAAGACTCGTAAGTCTGCTTTCTTGACGACCGGCGAACCGATGT